ATATTCCGTCCTGTACATCCTTCTTGAACTCTTGTACCACCTCATTATTGAATACCTGATATGTCTTATTGAATTCTCTTTTTGTAAAGAACGGTGCAAAAGTTCTACCTGAACCAACAACAGACTGGTCATGTCTTGTATATGGAACATTAGCAGTAATAGTGCTGATACCACCAGGATTGGTGTTGATACCTATACTGAATATGGTGTCACCACTCACACCCGTGACTTCAAACAACCCATTGAATCCAGTATTATCTACACCGTTCTCATTATTGCTACTTCTGACTCTACTCACCTCAACCAAATTACCAACACTCAGTCTATGTGGACTTTGTGATGTTATGATACCAGAGTTACTACTTGAATCCCATGTGGCATCTATAATTGCATTATTGGTTCTTAGGTTTGAGACTGATGTAAGGTCGGTGTTATCATTTCTATAGAAAGTGTCATCAATGAGCGTCGCTGATTCTTGTAGTGAGAAACCATTTGTAGGTGCTGCTGCAGTAGTAGAGTCATCAGGCACTACGAATCTCACACGGTATATCTTCTCTAAGTCTTTTCTGGTATCGGGTGTTCTTACTATAAATGAATTATTTGTATCTACTGATACAACGCTTTGATTGGTAACAATCGCAGCACGTAATGAGTTTGCTGCACCAACATTTACATACCAACCGTTAGTTGTGTCATATTGAATTGGATGACCTGGTTCACCAGGTTCCTTCCCTTCTACTGTAGATACAACTCTTATCTTACCACCTAGATTGTTTATACCAGTAAGATTACTACCTGCGGTAGCATTGTTGAAAGTGGTTGCTATTTTTATCTGATCAGCCTGTAATCCAGATGTGATAGCAAAATAATCTCTGTCAGATACAATATTATCTGGTAAAGACCCTGAATCTGAATAGAATCTTATTTTCTCACCAGTATTGAATTTATGTACATCCTCAAGAGTTATCACATTACTGGTGATAGAATTGATACCAGAATTACTGCCTACAAATATCTCTTTCTTACCTGATGCCCATGTGTCAGTATCAGCAAGAGGTCCTGGCATAAGAATGTCAGCACCATATACTATATTTTGAATAGAGCAGAATAACTTATCTCCTATCTTATTACCTACAGTAAAACCACTTGCTGTCTTTACTGGAATAGTGTCCTTGACCTTGAAACCAGACAAATACAGTTGAGTGTCAGTCGATACACCGATAGTTGACTGAACATCTAACGCTATCCAGTTGACATCCTCTGTTTTATTAAATGTCTTTTTAGGTGGCACAATACCTGTGATATATGCCTTATCGTCCTTGATAAACGCTTGAGACTTGAATCCATCAGACTCAAGAGCAGTGTGTCCAAAGTTTGAGTTAGAGTTTGTAAGTGATATATCACCACCAGACTCAGTAACAAACTGCTTCGCATAACCCACAGCAAAACAAGATACAATCTGTAGCACAGAGTCTCTTGTAACCTTGATGTGGAAGTTCTCATACTCTGGTTTATACAGTGCCAGACCATCAGTGTGTAGGGTGACTGATGTACCAAGAGTTGCTTGGTCTTGCCATGTACCTGAAGTTTTGTTATATTTTACAAACGCATTGTCATCTTTCTGTAGTCCTATACCTGTGAACTGTGCACAGACCATAGATTTGAAACCAGTTGCCTTACTACCATCAGACAACATACCACACATTCCGAACACTGAACGTAGTGAGCAGTTGAATACGTATGGTGAGGCAGATGTAACACTATCACTCTCTACGATTACGATTGGAGCAAGACCTGTCAGTGATGGTGTAGCAGTGGATGGTGGAGCGACAGGAACAGTGTAAGTAAATGATGTTGTACTTAGAACCTGTGCAACCACATGACTACCATCATAATCATTGTTGTTTACGCCATTGATTATTATTGGTGTCTCTACATTGAGGTTATGTTCTGTCTTTGTGATAACTGTGACCACCGTGGTGGCAATAGCAGAGGACGCATCTGTACCAGAGAATATGTCCTGTATCTCAAGGTCACCAAGTCTAGATATCGCACCAACGATACGAGATTCATCAACAGTTTTTTGGAAGTCAGAATTTGCAGGGTAGTTAGGAAGTGCTCTACCACTATTTGTACCATAAGCAAGAGTCAACTTAGCATAATACATGTCTAAGTCAGTGTTACCCTTACCTTCTACAACGTTGTTACCATCAGCAAATTCAAAGCAAGTTAGTTTATGGTGTGAATAGTTTGGAGCATATACATTACTGGTGTAATCTTTAAAAATTCTGTCAGCAGGGTCACCATCAAATAAACTGAAGTTGAAGAAGAAACAACCACCAGTCACTCTGAATATTGCTGTTCTCTCTATATTGTCATTGTCTGGTTGCGGTATGAACTTTGGTCTTATCTTTGTCTTTCTAAGATCCATACCAATAATGGATGTACCTCTTGGTAATATAACTCCACCATGCACAGAGTTGAAATGATATAGTACATTGTCTGGATCTTGTATATCAAACTTAGTTCCAATAGATAACTCACTAATTGACGCAGCAGTACCATTTACATCAGTAACATTACCACTATCATCAATCACAAAACCTGGTCTATTATCAATATAGTGTGTGCCAGGTGACACCATTATTGTAGTTTTATCAAACCTATCGTTATCCTTACCTAACTGATATGAGAATCTAGCAGACTCTATCAGTGCTCTCTGTATAGTTTTGAACGGACGAGTTCTGGAATTACCAGTGTTGCTAACGTCATCTGTTGCATCAAGTTCCTCAGGGTTGACGTAAATTACATTACCCTGTACATTCTTTAGAAAATTTTCAAGTCTACTAAGTGGCATTACCTACCTTCTGACACCATTCCTTCAACTTATTTATACCCTATCAGATTCGTGGTATTCTCTGAACTAATGGCACTATGTCGGATTCAACCTTTTCAACTATTTGATCTATGATGTTTATATCAATATCCATAAAAGGAGGGGTGATACCCAACAATCTTAATAATCCATCGACAAACAATGCAAGTGTGGTGAAACCAAGTATCATGCTTATGATAGTAGCGTCACGATTGTGTTTCGCCATAGACTCTTCATCTATACGTCTTGCTTCATCTACAGCATCCTTGATGAGTTTATCAACTTCATTCTTGGTATAGAATTGACCTACAACTGGAACGTCGTGAAACTTTATGTCAGACAATGGTAGTTTTACTTTAGACATAGACCACCTTGATTGTGTCATCGATCTCCTCTGCTACTTTAGCGACTTCAAGAACTCTCATAAACTGATCAACGTCATCACACTCTATTTTTTTAATATCTGCCTCAGAACCATAGATTCTGAACCACTTACCAGATAGGCAGATTTCTAAGCGGTCAACGTATTGATCGGTAAACATAGTATTTGAAGTTTTATTTAGTATAGCACACCGATACTCAAAGTCAAATATCAGACAGGGGTTTCTCTTGTACTGCATAGACATTATAATATGCGTCAATAGGTCCACCTGCTGCATTTTTTATGATAATTTTACTACCATACTGAATTTCTGCAACATATAATTCTTGCCACACACCCTTTGGTGTCACATTTACTCTTATCGTCTCTGGTATAAGTTTACCCCAGTATTCTGGTAATTCTATAATTCCGTCAACTTTGACAACTCCATTAGTTGAGACAGACCCATTAATTTTTGGCATTAGATTCTAACATACTATACTATCTAGCAATTTTTATTATATAACAGTTTTGGTATTTTGACCAGTGTCATAATTAGGATCCTTAATATTTCTATCTTTATCAGAGGGATCAAGTTTGAGGTTGGGGTCAGGATAATCTTCCCATGTCTCACCTTCATACTCTACAATAAGTGGGTTTATATCATTTCTCTCACCATATACATGGTAAAAACAATCAATATCTGAATCAGATTCTAATACGATTTTTTCATTGTCAAATGACTTGACATAAATGTCTTCTTGTCTCCCGATAGGAGTGATCTGCACTGAAATGCTATCATTATACACCATGGACTTCCAGTAATCTGGTAATTCAATAGTGTCAGAGTCTTTCAATCTACCTCTATGATATATTGCTACCTCTGGACCTTCAACACATGCATATCTAAGTCTATATCCTTCTTTAGTAGGATGTTTTATATCAAAAGACTTACCTAATGCATCAGCAGTTCCAAATCTAGAGGCGAGTCTACCTTTATTGCCTCCATCAATTCTACCTGTCACCAATAAATCACCTTGTATAATTACAGCATTTGGGTAATTATCTCCAAAAGGATCTCCTGCAATCTCAACATCACCCTCCACACTAAGAGCTAGACCTTTTACCGCAGGTTTAAAATTTGTAAAACCAAATTGAGAAGTTCCTATGTTCACATTACCAAAGGCAGTATCACTATGCTCACCAAGAAACACAGGTCCGACTGCTGCAAGTGTACCCTCAAATTCTTTGTCACCATCTAAAGTTTCTTTTGATTGATCTTGTTTTCTTGGAAACTCAGGTCCTATGTAAACCTTCCCTGTAGAAAGGTCTCTCATTTCTGCCATACTAACCCTTTAGATTTTTTATTTGTTGATCTATATATTCTCTCATGAACGCAGGGCATATCTTTGTTATTGGTTCATGTAATCTAATACACTGTCCTATTAGTATAGTCCATCCCTCAGAGTGTGACAAGATTCTTTCTTTAGCATCATGCGTGACGTTTTCTGCAGTCACAATGTAATCTCTGCCTGCAGAAATTCTTACGTCACTCTCTCCATGCACATTTACACCTACTCCATCATCTGCATATGAATGAAGGTCTATACGCTCTGCTTTTACAGTAAATGTTCTTTTACAAACAATGTTTATGTCACCCTCAGATGTTATGGTAAGTGGAGCGTTTGTACAAGACTGTACAATTTGAGAACCGTCTTTCTGATTTCGTTTACCATCTTTAGGATCAGCAGTTGCACTCGATTGTAATTCAAAACCACCGTCTCTGAAAAGTCTCAGATGATTATCTGATTTGCTCGCATATAGACCTATGTCTCTTGGTCGACTGGAGTCTTTTCCCTCTGCCCCCATGATTATGTGACCACTTTCATTGTGGTTTATAATAATAGGAGGTATTTTACTCTTGTCTTTTTTCGCTTTTGCCATTAATAAAATCTAGGACAACTGATTACAGTGATTATTTTAGCTTGAGGTACAATAGGATCAGTGTATGCCTCACGCTTGACAAATCTAGTTATAGGTATAACATCTGCACCAAATCCAGTCTCGCTTTGAATTGTAAAAGCAGGTATTTCTGATAAACCTTGATCAACTTTGCCATAACCACCGACTATTCTACCATCTTCAATCACTGGTGTTAGTGTTTGACCACTATCACTTACAATAAGATCACCCTCTTGATAACCTGCACCAGTCGAAACCACTTTTACACCATCAACCTCACCTATAACATCTACACCTTCAGTGTCTGCAATTTGTTCACCACCCAAATAATTTGAACCTCCATTAGATATGATGATGTTTATCACCTCACCATCTTCGACAATCGCTTCTGCAGTAGCACCTCTTCCAATATCACAATCATCAACAATTGATACAAAAGGAGGTTCAAGATATCCTACACCTGTGTCTTGCATTCTTACACCTATCACCTCTCCTATCTCGTTGACCACTGCATCAGCTGCTGCACCAATACCTCCACCACCAAATATCACCACTCTAGGTGGATAGCATTGTTTGGATGAAACATTACAACCATCTACCAAACCTGCTAGTGGTGATGAACCACTTGGAGATCCAGTGGTGTCGCCTATCTTTGCTTGATTTGGAAAAGATAAGTCTACAAGATCATCTAAAAGATTAGGTAGACCACTGCCATTGAGAGTATGAAATCTACTAAGGATATTATCTAATTTTAATAGATTTTTTGGATCAGGACCTGCATTCAATACAAAATCAAATGCATCGTCACACTTACCACCTGTACAATCAAATAATTTTTTCGCTGCACTTACACGTCCTAAAGCATCTGCCATCAAACCTGAAAAACTTGGCATCGCTTTACCTGTAAAAGCACTCAAAGCACCAAGAATAGGTGCTATTGCCGATTGAATTTTATCTGTTATACCTGCTATCAATCCCCCTAAGAATTGTTCAGCTGCACATAAGGGGATATTTACAACCTTACCAAACAATTCTTTCAAGAATTTTTTGATAAAATTTTGCAATCCCTTTAGGACATTTTCAATAGCACAATAAAAACCATCCTTGAGTTTTTTTGCCTTTATACTATCTGTAAGCCAAGTGGGTGATAAGAAATCTAATTTCTCGTTTATTTTTTTATTGATTTCATCAAACGCTTTATACCTTACTCCTCTTATCAACCCTGCCATGGCACCTGAAATTTCTCTTACCGCTTTATCCAACTCTTTATCAAAATCAATAATTTTACCTAAAACAGGATCAATAAATCCACCAGAGAAAGGTGTCAACTTTGAGAAAACTTCAAAAATTTCTTGCAGAGCTTTTGAGATATTACTCATTTTTTGCTTTGCATCTTCACACTCAGCAGATGAAAGTCTTACTTTTTTAA